GCCTGTGTTGCTTGTGCTACGTACCAGAGCAGATCACCCAACTCAATAACCAGATGCTCTCTATTGTCGTCAGTCCAAGGCTTACCTTGGAAGACCATCTTCTTAACGATCTCCAAGAACTCACCGCCTTCAGCACAAATGCCAACGCCAGCAGTAAGAAGACGCTCAATATTGGCACCCTCTCGATCAAGTTCAACAAGACGGTCAGCAAGGGAAACAAAATCTTTGGAAGCATCCGACGTTACGGCGTCAACAAATTCTTCGTAGCGGTTGAAATCGACAGTCATAATCAGTTCAGTGTTGTCAAAAGTATACTACACCTTTCGGTGGTGTGTCAATGGAACTCCTGGTTCCTTCGTTCGTCTAGATAAGCAAGGATCTCCCCTCGCCACTCCATGAGTTCATGGAAACACTCTTGGTTGTGGGCACAACCTCTGAGTTTGGGATCAGGCTTTAGGACACTCTCATAGAAGAGTCCTAAGGCAGCACGACGTTTCTCATGTTTGTTGCTCAAAACTTAAATCCTCCAAACTTTTTAACGGGACCAGGAGATGGTTCATCTTCTAGGTTAGCATCAAAGATGTCTTCCTGAGCAGATTGTTCACAATCATACAGACGCATCTTCGCACGGTCGATACCAACCACGAACCTCTTATTTATGGAGATATCGTTGTAGCGATTCTTCAACTGCTTCACCATAATCTGTCCCACCTGTTCCAGTTCCTCGGTACTAATAAGGGCAAACATAAGATCAGCAGTAGCAGGGAGACCAAAGGACTCAGAAGTGTCAGTAAGGTCAACGTCGCTGCTACCATAACCAGAACGAGTGGTCTGGGTGGCAGATACGATAGGGACCTGGGCTTCGACAGCCAGTCCTCTAAGCTCCTCAGCAATCGACTTAACAAGAGTATAGGAATTAATATTGGCAGATCCCTTGTAACGCGACGAGGCACAAATATTGAGATAATCCACAAATATAATATCAGGCTTGAAAGACTTCTTAAGTGCGAGGTCATTGAGGAGAGCACGGAAGTGTCCACTGTGAGCACTAGCGGTAGGATACTCTTTAATTATAAGCTTACCCGTAGTTTTTTGTGCTACCTTTTGGATCTTACTTTCAAACATCATCTCAGGAAGACTAGCAAGTTCCTGGATGTTTACGTTCAGAAGGTTTGCGTCAATTCGTTCAGCAATCTTCTCTTCTGCCATCTCCATTGTAATGTAGAGAACGTTCCGTCCTTGGAGCAGGACGGAGCTAGCCATGTGGCACATGAATAGAGACTTGCCGACGCCTGTACCAGCAAGCGCGATGTTAAGAGTTTTCCTAGGGAGCCCACCTTTTGTAATTTTGTTAAGTAGTTCAAGGTCAAAGGGGATCTTGTCTTCGACGCGGTGGTAAGATTCATACCTTTCTTCGTAGTCTTCAATGTAATCGTGTCCAATGTGGTTGTCGAATGATACAGACAATGCCTCGGACAAGATTGAGGGGATAGCATCTGGAGATTTGTTGCCATCATTACCCTCTGCGATCTTAATGCTCTCCATGAGGGCAAGATAAATCGCACGTTCTTTACACCACTTCTCAGTAGTGTCTAGAACCCAGTCCAGTTCACTCACCTCGTCATCTAATGAGGTGATAATGCTTTGAGTATTCTTGTACTGCTCATCACTGAGGGACTTATTGTCACCGATCTCAATGAGCAGTGCCTCTTTCGTAGGCACAGCAGAATACTGCTGGAAGTATTTATTAATTGTGTCAAATAGAACCCGCTCTTCTAGATCGGGAAAGTATTCATCCTTAACGAAAGGCAGAGCCTTCCGAACATACTCCTCACTCAGCAGTAGGTTCTTCAGGATCAGGGTTTCCACCTTCATTTACGAATGCCTCAGAGTCAATAAAGAAGTTAAATGATATAGTCGCCCTCAGTTTAGAGGACTTGTTCAAGGGTGCCGAATGAGTCATCCATGAAGGGAAGATGATAAGGTCACCTTCGTTTACCCAAGGGGTAATAGTGTTGTCCAGTTGTCCAGAGTAAGCTTTGAGGTTCTCGTTTGGATCGTGGAAGTTTGTACCGTGATGCTCATTAGGATCCATCACAGCATAGTATACAGCAGACCACTGTCCTGGCAAGTGGGTGTGCTTCTCCTGCCAGTTGGAAGATTCGTAGCAGTTCAACCATAGTTCCGAGATGATACATGCGCCAGGTTGTTCTGATTCAACTTGGAACTCATCTAGTGATTCTGTCACAGCATCTAGCACATCGCCAATAGGATATGTGCCAGTTCCAAAGGTGGTAAAGAGTTTACAGTTCCACCCCTCAGGAGCTTCACCTCCGTTCTTCCACTTGTTATCCTCATAGAACTTAGTCACCTGCTCTCGCAGGAGATCGCTGTCCTCTACCCGATAGCGGTAGATCTGTGTGGGAAAAACATCAACCTTCACTTCTCTGCTCCATACTTATACTCTTGTCCTGCTGCCCAGTCCAGTTGCTCCATCACTTCTGGCGTGAAATACTTCTCAGGATCGGCAAGAATAACAGAAGGATAAACGGAAGATTCCCCAACAACAATCCGATTCCCGCGCCTGGCGAAGACTCCGTACTTCTCACCCAGTTCCAGTAGTCCATAATAGCGGTCAAGTCCCCTTGAGTCATAGAACAGTCGTGTCTCCACTAATGAGTTTTCTTTTGTGAGGCGAGACTTAGCTGCCTTTGCTTTGATGATATTACCTACCACTTCTTTACCATCCTTCTCCTTAGACTTTGTAAGATAGATGATGGTAGAAGCAGCGTACTTAAGACCACTGCCCCCGCCCATTTCTTTGGTAGGTACGTAGGCACCAACAACGTCATAGGTGTGGTTAGTAACGATCATCGGCACGTTTGCTTTGCCGAGTTTCAAGGTTAGCACACGGAAGATTGCCTTGACAACCTGTGCCCGTGTCATGTCACGAGTATCTTTACCATCAGCAGAGTCCTGTAGTTCCTTGCTGGTGGACAGCATACCCAGAGAGTCCAGCACAAACATCATAGGCTTGCGATCCTCTGGTTTCTGCTCCAGATACTTGTCAAGGATCTTGATAGCAGCAGTTCTAAACTCCTGAACAGTGGTGACAGGGACCAGGATGATACGATCCGTGTCCATGCCACGATCCTCAATCATTTCCTTGGAGATTGCTGACTCTGATTCAAAGTAGACAACACCTCCTTCGGCGTTTTGGGCAAGGAAATTCTGGGCAACCCCGAGACAGTAGAAGGTCTTACCAGTGGAGGACTCTCCCGCAATAGCAGTGATCTTGTTGGAGGGAAGACCACCATAAATGCTGCCACTGACCAGGGCATTAAAAATGTAAGAGCCGCTATCAATAAATCCGCTGACATCGCCAACCGATCCTTCACTGAGGAGACCTGCGTACTCATTGTCGATCTCCTTTACTACATCCTTTAGAAAACTCATGCGAATAAAAACTCAAGTGTGGATACACGTTCCGTTTTCCATCCTATCACGTCGGTAATGATCTGTAAAGGATCGAGGAACGCCTTTTTGAATTGGGTATCTCTATCTACGCTCGGACCCAACCCGAGCTCCTTCGGGAACGTGTTCAGGAAACTGATCACGTTCTCTCCAATCTTATTATGCTTGCGGAGATATAGGTATTTGATCTTCTCGCCTTCTTGGATCAGGGGATACTTGCTCTCCAAGTTTTTCTGCGAGACATGAAAATTATATAGCAGCGCTCCACGTACATGTAGAGGGCACCCCTTTGAATACACGGTTCCGTGCGCTTTGAATTTAGATAGTCCATTAACACTCCTCGGAAAAGCAATATCCTCGGGCGGTAACGAATCGAATTCATCCCTGAATCTATCTATGTAGGAAACCAATTCCTCTTCATCACCCGACATCATAATTGTTAGGGCTTCCTTAATTGCCTTGCGACATGATCCTGGGGTCGAAGACTTGACTGCTTCGATGCCCATCATCTTGAGCTTTGGTTCCTTGTAGCGTACACCCTCGCTGTCCCAGACGTTGAGGATGTAGCGTTTCTTTGCTGTCCAAATGCCACGGTCAGCAATGTTCTCACGCTTCATGAACATCTTCTGTTCATAGGCATTAGCGTAGTCTGCTAGCTCCTGGTACGATTTGTCGATGTATGGTTCGATTTGATCCTTACAGGCAGCATCGAGAAAGCTGACGATGCGCGATTTAGGAACATTCTGTACATCAAATACGCGATTGACAAGTAGATCAAGACAGAGATAAATGCTGTCAGTGTCACTGGCAATAACATAGTCGTTACCCTCCGTTTTTAGTAGTTTGTTCAGGTACTCATTCATCTTGTTCTCGATCCAACGGATCGATACCTGCCCAGACAGGGTGATCGCCTCGGCGTTGCGAAGATCATAGTACCTAAAGTATTGGTTGCCGATAGCACCATAGGCAGAGTTGAGTTGAATCTTCCTTGCCATTTGGATGTTGTTATATTTAGAGATCGCCTTCTCCAATTCCTTGGTAGGGGTCTTCTCATACTCCTGCTTTGCCATCAGCATGAGTTTCTTAGACTGAACACGTTCATCGTAGATCTTCTTCATCATCTGGGGAAGAAAACCTTGAATGTCCTTGCGGTACTGAGACCCGTTAGCACAGAGAGCGTAGTTAGGATCAGGTTCTACCTGTTCATTAAGTAACCTCTCAACTGTAGCTGATGGGTGTCGCTTCTCAACCAGGGTCTCTGGTGAGATATTGTACTGCATAATAAGGTGAGGATACAGAGAGTTAAGGTCAAAAGACACAACCCATTCATACTTTCCTGGAATCGGTTCCTTGACATAGGCACCTGCGTACTTCTCATTCTTAGAGGACCTCTTGGCGGGTGGTACAACGAACCCACGATTGCGTAGGTAGTTGTAGATCAACGTGTCCCACATGCGTACTTGGTAGTACACATCTTTCATATTTACCTTGGCGTCATATGCCAAGGCAACTGCGAGTTCAACTAACTTCATCTTCTCCTCAAGGCGGAGAACAAGTTCCACGTCCTTGATGTTGTAGTCGATGAACTTTTGCCAGTCGCGAGTGTAGAACTCCTTGAAGTTCTCGAACTCACTGTGGTCTAGTTTGTTCTCGCCAAGCTCTACGAAAGCAATGTGGTCAAGACGGTAGGACTCCTGATTAGTATAGGTAAATTTCTTGTACAGGTCAAGGTAGTCCAGCACAGACACGCCGAAGACATTGTAAAGAATCTGGGTGCGACCTTTGATCTCCATCTCTTCCCTGTGGACAATGCCCCAGGGAGAGAACTGCTTCATTTCTTTTGATCCAAATAGTCGCTCCAGTCTTCCACATATATACGGGATATCATAGAGTTCGACGTTCCACCCCGTAAGGACATCAGGGAAAGAAGTTCCCCAATAGTGTAGGAAGCTACGTAGTAAATGTTCCTCACCGTCGCATAGAATATACTCCACGTCCTCGCGGGTGTTATGGTACGGTTTCGTGCCCCATACCTTAATGCGACGGCTAGCATAATCCTGGACTGTGATCGACAGAAGTGGTTCAGCGCACTCTCTAACGTTAGGGAACCCATTTTCACACGCAACTTCAATATCAAGAGAAGTAATCTTAAGCGTCTTAAGGTCATAGTCCACCTCTTGCGGAAACTCTTCCGAGATGAACTGATAAAGATAACGGTCATATCCATGAACATCGAATCCCTCCACGTCACGATACTTATCTACGAACCCACGTGCTTCACGCACTGACTCGAACTTGACTGGTTTAGCGTACCGTCCGTCAAGGGTTTTGAACTTGGTCTTCTTGTCCGTACACACAAAAAGAGTCGGTGAGAACTTCATCCGCCTTTGGATACGTTCTAGAAGACCGCCAGGACCTTCTTCGTATCCAAGGTAGAGAAGGTCGTCACCGACCAGTTGGACATTTGTATAGAAACTCATTCAATGTGCTTGCGATACTTCTCCGCCAGTTCAGGCGTAGGTTCTAGTATTGTAGCAATAGTATCGCTATAAATCAA